GCCGTCCCAGCTCGGCCGCGGCCGCCGGCGGCGCCACCGGGGGTGGCCTCAATGGCGGCACCGTCCAGGTCAAGCTCACCAAGGGCGAGGCGGCCTCGGCGACCGACGGCACCTTGGTCTGGAACTGGGATGATCCGGGCGGGAAGTTCAAGAAGGGTGAGCCGATCGGTCTTGCCGAGATGGCGCGTCGCAAGCACGAGGGCATGAAGGCCGGCCTCTACGACCGTAACAACGTCGAAGTGTAAGCCAACGCAGAAGGCGTGCATCATGAGCCTCGTCACCGAGATCCTCACCACCGACCAGATCCACGATCTGTGGGGCGCCGGCTACACCATCGTCAGGCGCCCCGCCGACCCGTTCGAGGTTGATCCGAAGATCATCCCGCACGGCATGTCCTATCAGTGGAACGACAGCCAGGAGAAGCCCGGCTGGTCGCCGGTGCTATTCGAGGATCACGACGGGGCGTTCGGACCCTTTGGCATGCGCGGTCCGGTCTACCGCGACAACCTGTTCCTGTGTAAGCGGCCAAAGGCCGAGGCCGAACACGATCTGGAGCGGGCGCGCACCAAGGCGCAGCAGAACGTCGCCGACTGGGCGTCCAAGAACGCCGCGCTCGGCCTCACCGGCTCCGTCACGGTCGGCACCCAGACCGCGGTCGGGAAGCTCGATTCGCTGAAGAAAGTGAAGGTCGGCGACCTCGTCGAGATCGATACCGACGAAGGCTTTGCCCAGGTCGGCTCCACCAAGACCATCGAGACCATTGTCGCGATCCCGCGCGATATGACGCCGCACATCCCGGAGATCTTCAAGGAACGCGATCGGCTGGAGGCCGAGGTGGTGCGCAAGGACCGCACCCTGGCGCCGGGCCCGATCGCTGATAAGTTCTATGCGGCCGTCGAGGCCGACAAGGGCGCACCCTGGTGGCCCACCCTTCGCGCTATCTTGCTGCCGATCGCGGTCGACAACGTGCGCGCCAACCTGAAGAAGGAAACGACCGATGAATGACGCGATGGACATCGACCAGCCGGCCGTGCGCGCGCCGAAGAAGAAGCTCACCAAGACCAAGCGCGCCACAGTGGCCGCTCCGCAGCCCAGGAGGGCCGCCCAGGCGACCGCAACGCCGACCCGGGCCAATCCCCGCCCCGTCCCGCCGCGCTCTGAGGCGGCTCGTGAGGCCGTCCGGGAGAACCCCCGCGAGGGCGCGATCGTCGCGCTCGGCCGTGACGGCGCCCGCCTGACCCGCCGTCGCATCGCTAGCGGAGACCCGCTCGACGTGCCGCGCAACGAGATCCCGAAGGGCTGGGACTACCAGTGGAACCCGGTCACGGTGCTCAACAAGGGCATCAACGAGATCCTGCAGGGCGACCTGCAGATGTACCAGAACGGCTGGCGCCCGGTGCCGGCGGCGCGCCATGCCGGACGCTGGACCCCGGTCGGGTTCGAGGGCGAGATCGTTGTCGGCGGCCTGCGCCTGGAGGAGCGGCCGTTGTCGCTGTCGCAGGAGGCCCGCGACGAGGACGAGGCGCACGCGCGCGCCCAGGTCCGCGACCGCACCGACGCGCTGAAGCTGACCCAGAAGCAACTGCCCGGCGCCAGCGTGGCGCGCAGCCGTGGCCATGGCGGCGGCCTCAAGATCGACTTCAACGACGACGGCCACGACATCCCGCGGCCCGAGCACGAGATCGATCCGGACAGCGGCGAGTTTTGACCCCTTACCGCGCACAAATGCTGATCTTCATTGCGGGGCACCATCGATCGGTGCCCCGTAATCGTATCCTCCTGAGATTGGGACACCAAAAATGGCCAAGGTATTCGTCTTCGTCCCGGCGTTCGGCCGGCAGATCACCACCACCACCTTCGAGACCAGCCACGCGCTGATGGGTGCGCTGATCTCGAAGGGCATTTCGGCGAACATCGCCTCGTTCTCCTGGCCCGACATCGAGGAGATCCGCAACATGGTGCTGTCGTTCTGGTACGATGCCATGCCGGACTCGACGCACCTGCTGTTTCTCGATGCCGACGTCGGCTTCCCGCCGCAGGCCGTGCTCGACATGCTGACCTTCAACGAGCCACTGGTCGGCGGCATCTATCCGAAGAAGTGCTATCCGCTGGAGTGGGTGGCGAGCGGCACCGCGGCGCCGGAATATCGCCAGGGCTTCATCGAGGTCGACGGCCTTGGCGCCGGCTGCCTGCTGATTCGCCGCGATGCGGTTGCGATGATGCTGGAGAAATTCCCCGAGCTGGTGCGGCCCTACATGACGATCCCGGACCTGCGCTTTGCCGGCGCCAACCGCACCTTCGGGTTTTTCGATTGCCTGCGCGTGCCCGAGGGCAAGGTGAGCGAGGACATCTCGTTCTGCCGCAGATTCCGCGAGGCCGGCGGCAAGGTGTGGGCGACGACGCAGTACACCTTCACGCACGAAGGCCCGCATGCGTTCGTCGGCTGCTTTGCGCAGGAGCGCGCGATGAAGGCCGGTCTCGACATCGTCACCAAGGCTGGTGAAGCGGCCGAGTGAACGTCACAACATGTTGACAGTGTCGGAACTTTTGCTGTAGGGAAGATTCCGACGCTGAGAACATCAGCAGACGCTGATCCGCCTTAAGGCCTGATCAGTTCGGCAGACGCCCTGCCACGTTACCGAGCGCGAGCTGCGGTCGGACCAAACCCAGGCGAACATCCTAGCCATGCGTGCTGTGGAGATGCCTCCGTAACCCGGAGCGATTTCTCGTGGCCAACACCCAGGCAACCTTTGGCTTCCGCCACATCGGATACACCTCCGGCGGATCCCCCGACTATCAGCTGGCGACCGGCGTGATCCTGTCGACCAACACCACCAAGATTTATCGCGGTGACCCCGTCATCGTCGACCCCACCACCGGCAAGATCAAGCAGGCGGCCGCGGGCGCCACGCAGGCTCTCGCCGGCATCTTCGACGGCTGCATGTACACGCCGGTTGGCGGCACCCCGGTGTGGTCGCCGTACTGGCCCGGCGCCGGCGCCTCGGTGGACGCCACCGCCTACATCATCAACGCTCCGAACGCCCTGTTCATGGCGGCGGCGCTCAACACCTCGATCGTCACCGCCAACATCGGCGAGAACGTCGACTTCGCGATCGGCACCGGCAGCACTGTGACCGGCTTCTCCGGCGCCACCGTCGACCAGTCGACGCTCAACACCACCAACACGCTGCCGTTCCGCATCGTGGCCCCCGTCACCACCCAAGGCAATTTCGGCGTGGTCGGCAACGGCAGCGATCCGAGCACGGCGTATGGCTGGTGCGTCGTGACGTTCAACAACACCACCTTCAAGCAGCTGCAGGGTCTGGCCTAATCAGCCAGCCCTCCCGGTGAGGAGCTAAACATGCCTATCGCACTTGCCAGTATCCGGTCCGAGCTGCTGCCGGGACTGTTCGACGTCCGCGGCTCTTACGAGATGATCCCGCGCCAGTGGGACAAGGTCTTCAAGACCCACAAGTCGGCGATGGCCGTCGAGCGCTCGACCCAGATGGCGTTCGTGGCGCTGCCGTTCCTGAAGGATGAAGGCGCGGCGACGCAGTTCGACAACAACGCCGGCGAGCGCTTCACCTGGGCGTTCGTGCATATCGAGGTCGCGTTGGGCTACGCGATCACCCGCAAGGCGATCGACGACAACCTCTACAAGGCCCAGTTCAATCCGACCAACCTGAAGCTCCAGGAAGCGTTCGCGCAGTTCAAGGAGATCCAGGCCGCCAACGTCCTCAACCTGGGCAACGTCTACAACTCGGCCCAGATCGGCGACGGCAAGGCGCTGTTCGCGACCGACCACCCCTGGGATCAGGGGACCTGGGCCAACACCTCCTCGACGCCGAAGTCGCTGAACGAATCGAGCCTGCTCGCCGTCATGGCGAACGTGCGCTCGAACTTCGTCAACGAGCGCGGCCTGAAGATCCTGGCCCGCGCCCGCCGCCTGATCGTCCCGGTCAATCTGCAGCCGGTCGCGATCCGCCTGATGAAGTCGGAGTTGCGGCCCGGCACCGCCGACAACGACGTCAACGCCATCCTCACGACCTCCGGCGGCCTGCCGGAAGGCTTCCTGGTGATGGACTTCCTGACCTCGAACTATGCGTGGTTCGTCACCACGAACATCGAGGGCCTGATCCACATGCTGCGCATTCCCTACGAGAGCGACATGTGGGTCGACAACATCACCGACAACCTGCTGGTCAAGGCCTACGAGCGCTACTCGTTCGGCTACAACGACCCGCGCGCGGCCTGGGGCGAGTTCCCGTCCTCGTAAGGGGCGGGTTCTTCCTTCCACGCAACCCTTGAGGAACGAGCATGGCCGTACAGTCGCAGATCGTCGCCCCCTTGGTGGGCTCTGGTATCTCCGGGACCGGGTTCGCCGGCCCGGTGGTCTCGGGCAACCATATGGGCCAGAACGCCTCTGGCATCGGCCCGAACCTCGGCCTGTCGGTCTGCATGCAGCAGGTGACGCTGAACGCCAACGCAGCCAATGCCGTCAGCGCGACGGCCTATCTGCCGAAGCATTCGGTGCTGATCGACATCCTGGTCGACACGCTGACCGCCTGGAACAGCGCCACCTCCGACACGCTGTCGGTGGGCACCGCTGCCGCCGGCACTCAGTATGCCGGCTCGGTTGACGTCAAGACCGCCGCCGGCCGGATCCGCCCCACCTTCACCGCAGCGCAGCTGTCGGCGATGATGGACACCGGCTCCAACGAGGCGATCGTGGCCACGGTGACCCCGGTGGGGTCGGCAGCGGCCGGCCAGACCGTGGTGACCTACATCTACGTGCAGACCGTCAACTGGCAGAACCCGTAACGGGTTTGAGCCGCGCAGGAGAGAGCGATGCCCGACAAGGTTTCTGGCAACCCGAACGTCTTCAAGGAAGCCAAGCAGCGCAAGAAGGGCGGCAAGGTTTGTGCGCCCGAGGGCGGCATGGCCAAAGCCCGCATGGATCGCCCGCGCCGCGCCAGCGGTGGCGGCGTCGGCGCCGACAAGAACCCGTTCTCCTCGGCGCGCCGCGTCTCGAAGGGCTGACAAGACCGTGGCGCGGCTCACGTCAAAGGAGCGCAAGGATCTGCCGGCGAAGGATTTCGCCGGCCCAGACCGCTCCTATCCGATCCCCGACGCGAGCCACGCCCGCAACGCGCTTTCCCGGGTCAGCCAGTACGGCTATCCGGAATTGAAGGAAAAGGTTCGGGCTGCTGTCCACCGCAAGTTTCCCGGCATCGGGAAGGGCGACTGAGCGGTCCAATTAGGAGATCGCCGTGCCCAACGCCTACAGCGTCACCTTCACCACCACCGGCGCCAAGACCCCCGTCGTCACCGATTATCAGCAGTCGCCGTTCAATGCCTCGGTGGCCGCGATCATCGCCTCCGGCACCGCGACCTACGGCATCGAGTACACGCTGGATGACCCGGACGGCACTGCTGTGACGTGGTTCTCCGACGCCAATCTGCCGCCAGGACAGACCGCCACCGGCGTCTCCAACTACGCCTTCCCCGTGCGCGCGGTCCGCGTCAACATCACGGCCATCTCCGGCTCCCTGCGCTTCGTCTTCCTGCAGGGCACGCAGCAGCCATAGCGGGGCTCCATGAGCGGCGTTCT